TTTTCTCATTCATGTCTGCAAATAATCGGTTTCCCTGGACCGTCGCATCAGTTGGCATTGCTGTAAAGGTTCTAATAGAATTTATTTTAATCTTTTCCTCCAGTCTTAATTCTTCTTTTAGGGAATTTGTTGCGATATACGTGTAATACTCATTTGTTAACATTTCGTCCCAATCACATAGTAACCACTCTCGCATTTCATCTCTTCTATTCTCGAAGAGTTCTTTCTTTGTTTTAAACAACGTATTAAATGGATAACCAGAGGATGTCGTTAGATCTAAATCATCTATTACTTCATCTACTCCTCTCACTTTACTTTCCATCATATATGGTCCAAATTGACGGGACAACCAAGCCCACGCTAAATTCATATCTTCCACTTGTTGTGAATCCATATATTTTATCTCTTTTGCATATTTTGACAATGAGATATACGCCGCTTCTGGGTTTGGTGTTGGCAAATCCCAGCCTTCAGGTTTTTCAATATTATTTTTATCCATGAATACTTTCACCACTGGATCAAGACTCCTCTTGTTCACATATCGTGGGAAGCGGGCAACCATCCCTACCTCAGTAAAATACTTTCGGTCGATGTACCTATTATAGTTTTCGCTTCTATAGACATTTATTTTAAAATTACATGCCCCATCCTTCGTCATAAACTCAGAAGGATACCGTTCATAGAACGGCCTCTCTATCAAGTCATCTGCTCGAGGGGGCGGGACCGAAAAGCCAGTCCGACATGTGTTGGATTAGAATTTGAACTCATTAAATCTAAAAATTCTTGGGTTATCGGTTCAAATCTGCCAAAATCCTTGGCATTTCCATGGGTCCATAAGCCCACAATTTTTCCATCTTGATCCAAGACAGGGGATGTGCATACTCCTGAATAAGTAATTGCATTGCACCATCCACGAGGACTAGCAAAGCCTACCATTGAAACTGGTGCTTTTTCCTCTCCGGTAATGTAACCATAAACAGTTACTATTCCGGCCTCCTCCATAATTCTCAAATCTTTCTTTTTAAAAGGGGAGGGAATTCCGTTGACTTCAAAAGCCAATATTTGGGAATTCATAACAATACTCTTTTCTGACAAGAGTTCCAACACATGGGTTGCGTTTACAGCTCGATACTTCTTAGTTGAATCTTCTGATAGAGCATGCAACACTACAAACATTTTATTTGCTACCATTGTACCAGTACACAAAAACTGGCCTTCATCATTAAAAATTTTGAACACTCCTTCTGCGAGTGTTGCTGGTCTCCAAGCTTGTGATTCTAGAACTTTCGTTACTTTCTCTAATCCTTTTCTTGCTTGTTGTAGAAA